ATGGCAGGAATAACAGTACTGGCAATGAGTAGCGCCGCGGTGGGAAAGGATGTCGTCCCCGATGAGGCGCGGACCCGAGATATGATGCGCTGTCAGGATTATCTGCAACTGGATCCGCGCGCCTGGACGCCGATGGTGATTTGGCTGATGAACGATCCTTTTTCACTGGAGCCGCCGGAGTGGACCGACTTCCATGAAGCCGAGCTGGTGCTGACGCCGATCCTCACCGAAATCTGCCGTCAGGAGCCGGATGTCTGGCTCACCTCGCTGCGGGAACGGCTCAATTCTTATCAGCAGGTGCGGTCGCTGAACTAAGCGACCGCGGTAAAACGGCAGAAAAAGTGACTAAATGCGCAGTTAGCCCCCTTCTTCTGCGCAAAGGCTCAGCAGCGGCCCGCTTTTTGCGACAGGGCGTCGCAGGTTTTGCTCGCTAGCGTCGGGTTGGCGCCTGCGCAGATGGCATCCGAGACGGTGCTACCGCCGCCCAGCGGGATCAGCCCGTAAAGCTTCGGCTCGGCGGCCTTCGTCACATAGCAGCGATGGCTGGTTTTGCCGATGGTGACCACAAAGTTGGTTTTCACATCCTGCTATCTCGCATCGGAAATTGTCACCTGCGAAGCATCGACATTAAAAGCAAACGCGGCGGCCTCTTTCATTTTCCGTCGTCATGGGTGGTTTAGCTACGCAATCCATTAATAACAGTGCCAGACAGGTACTGATTGATATATCCCGTATTTTCATCATTTCATCCTTTTTGTAAGTCAGCGGGTTATATATAAGAGCGGGGGGAGGAACGCGTTGATTTCGATCAGCTGGCGCAGGCTATGGTTATTTTTCGGAAATTGACCTGTGTTGTTACATTTATCGTGAGTAGTATGAATTCCAGCATTGCAGGAATGAAAGATATTTTAAGACTACGTTGCGTAGTTAGACAGAAGTCAACAGGAGTGCGGCGGTTATGGGCTGCCCGAGATGCTCTGAGCAATATTTTGCTAAGGCAGAATGCTATCTGTTTTAGCGTAAGCGCAAATTTTCCCTGCGTTATAACGGACTTTTTATCCTCTTAATGGGATAGCGACAACACGCTAAGCCATGCGCGCTGCTCAGCGGTTTGTGGTGCCATTTTAAAATTCAGGAACAAAAAAGCCACTCTTTCGAGTGGCTTAATTATATGATTTTAAATCTAAAATTTGGTGGCCCCTGTTGGGTTTGAACCAACGACCAAGCGATTATGAGTTCCTACCGGAACAACCGAAAATCAATAGTTTGGTTTATTTATCATTGACATAGATTGCCATTGTTTGCCAATGATTACCCATTATTCGCCATTTCCACCGCCACTTTATCGCCATTTAATGATAAGCCATGGTAGCCTTAAATTCATTCAATTGTGATGAAATCATCGATGAGTAAGGAATTATCGTCGACAATTTTTCTCAAAAGAGATTGACATAATTCCTTTTCTTTATGTATGCAATTTAGTGCTTTTTCTTTAATCTTTGGAATAGAGTTAAAATTATTCACTACTATTGCTTTCGAATCATGTGCATTGTATGTTTTGGCTTTGTAAATTCCAGCTAATAGGCTGAAGCATTGTTTTTCTGTGAATGTACTGCTTAATTCGTTATCTGTATCGATAGCAAATTTCGCAAAATCATTTGCAGTTTTAAAATCATGGTTATTAGAGGCGTTTAATAAATGCTTAAATAATTCATCCTTAATCCAGTCGCAATCTTTAATAATTTTATATAACGCGGTATTATATTTGAATTTTTCAACTGTGTGTTTTATTGCTTTTTGGAATTTTTTTCTGGAAATGTCAGGTTCTATTTTTATAATTGATTTTATAATGTTGATTGGGTGTTTTATTTTATTTGGCGTGAGGATGTCACCGTTGTTTTTACAGTTATTTATAATGACTTCATTTAATCTTATGTAGGTTGGTTCACTTAATTTTTCTAGAAGGTGATAATTGCATGAAGCTAAGAGTACGATACATGCTTCTCTCTCGGTTTTATGTATTTGTTTCTCGATTGCGATTTTTCTAATCGAACTCAAAATATACTCATCGCTACATTCATAACTCATTCCTAAGATGAAATTTTGAGCGTTTTTACTGATTGTATTATTGGGGGAATCTAGGTTGTGCAAAAGCTTATTTAGTAAGTATGGTAAACCTTCTGGTGCGAGCCGGGTTAATTCATGCTTCACTATTATCGCAAGATCGGTAATTTTTAAGGTTGGGAATAGATTCCCGCCACCTAAGCTTTCTAGGATTTCATCCGAAACTTGGTTGGCGGATAGGATAGGTTTAGACAAAAATCTTGTTATAGCCTCAGAAAATACATATCGAGATTCCTCTGCTGAAGGGGAATGGCCTGAAGGATGAGCAGATTTATTTCTTAATTTACCTAAGACTTCAATAAAAGAAGCATCTAGTTTTGTTATGATGTTTTCTTTGGCAAGTTTATCAACCATCTCTTTCTCAAAAACAGCTTGGTTTTCTTTTATTGGGGTGATTTCGTCAAATATTTTTTTTGCTTTGCTATTGACCAGAGCTAGGCGATCTAATTTTGTATAGATATTTTCATGTATTGTTATAAATGACATTATAATACATGCTCTATGAGCGCCAGTCATATAGCATCGTAGAGCTTCTCGCATGTAGTTTTGCATATTAATATCATTGATACTGATTATTAACTCTTCCATATCTCTTAAGTAAGTCATAAAAACTCCCATAGTTATCACATAAAATGATCAGGTACTGCTTAAATATTTTTTTATGATGGATGCTCTAAATTTATTAATGTAATTACTTTTGATAGAGGGTTTAGCCTCACTGCATCCTCTAAATGGTCAGGTGCAAAGTGTGCATATCGCATTGTCATTTTAATGTCGGTATGGCCAAGAACACGCTGTAACACCAGAATATTTCCACCATTCATCATAAAATGACTGGCAAATGTGTGGCGCAAAACGTGAGTAAGTTGTCCTGCCGGTAGTTCGATGCCTGTTCTTTCCAGAGCTGACCGGAACGCGCCATAACAATCACTAAACAGCCGGCCTTTTTTATCATCAGGCAGAGACTCATAGAGCTCTTTGCTGATTGGGACGGTGCGGTTTTTTCTGCCTTTCGTGTTGGTGTATGTGATTTTGTATTTCGCAAGCTGGCTTTTTTTCAGACTCTCAGCCTCAGACCACCGTGCGCCAGTGGCGAGACAGATTTTTACCACAGTTTCTAAATCAGGGTGGTCATGCCGTTTACACTCTCCGAGCAGTTGCGAAATTTGGTCGTGAGTTAGCCAGGCCATTTCCATTTCTTCTGTGCGGAATGGGCGCATATTTTTCAGTGGGTTTTCACCCTTCCATTCTCCGAGGCGGTTTAGCTCATTGAACACTGCCCGGAAGTAGGCCAGCTCAAGATTAAGCGTGCGAGGCGATACCTCTTTCACTCTGTTTGAATGAGCGTGCTCACCTTTCAACCGTTTCTCTCGGTAGCGGGAAAACATCTGGGCATCGAAATCGCGTGCGAGTGGTTCGCCCATACACTCGAAAGCATGGTGCATGGCTAGCTGGCGTTTCAAGCCGTCTTTCAGTGTAATGCCATGAGCGCTATACCATGAATCAACTAGCTCTTTTAACGTGCGCCTGTCTTCCTTTTCTTCCTGCCACGGGTTTTGAACGGTGTACTGCTCAAACGCCAGAGCCTCACCCTTAGTAGCGAATTTCTTTCGGATACGTTTGCCTTTTGCACCGTTTGGATAGAGCTCACAAATCCAACCGCCAGCCGGATTTTTACGGACAGTCATCAATTAACCTCGCTGTATACACCCACGACACGGCCAATCGTTTTTATCTCATCTATCCCGCACTCAAACGGTACTTTGCCGCCTGCAACGTGTAATTTTTTACCGGGTAGGAGCGTCAATTCTCTGATGCTGGTAGCCCCCTCAATATCAACCAACCAAAGGCCATCAGAAAGTGAGGCATCTTGTTCTATGAAGTACAGCTTTCCATCGGCGCGAACAGCAATGCCTTTTGACATTTGCTTGCTAAAAAAACCGGAATCAATACTCAATGGTGAGTTTTCTGCGAGTTTTCCATCACTAAGAGTGAAAGCGTCTATCGTTGCCGGATCCGTTGGGGACGGTTTGCCATCATATTGAGAGCCTTGCCCCGTAAGTAGCCATAGTAGGCTTGCTCCAGTTTCTAAGGCGCACTGCACGGCGAAATCATAAGAAACAGTGCCTCGCGTGTAGCGATTTTGTAGGGAGCTGGCTGCAATATTGAAGTGCCGGGCTAGCTGGATTTTTTGAGTAAAACCATATACTTGGCAAATTCTATCCAGTAACTCGTCGTTATTCACCTGAGTATCAAGTATCAAATTTTATTCCTTTGGGTATTTAATAATACTCAATTGGGTATTAGTATCGTTGCTAATTCGGGCAATCAGTGGCAGAAGTTGGCAAACAGAGGCCATTGATTGTAAACATTGTCAAAATGGGAATCATGCAACATGGCTTCTGAAATCGCAATCATCAAAATCCCGTCTCCTGTAGTCACGCTTCAGCAATTCGCGGAACTTGAGGGTGTTTCTGAACGTACCGCCTACCGCTGGACAACCGGCGATAACCCTTGTGTACCAATCGAACCACGCACCATCCGTAAAGGCTGCAAGAAAGCAGGTGGCCCGATTCGCATTTATTACGCACGCTGGAAAGAAGAACAGTTGCGTAAGGCGTTGGGTCATTCCCGTTTTCAACTCGTCATCGGCGCTTAATTCACTTTATGTGAATTGTAAGGATGCAACATGTTTGATTTTAAAGTTTCCAAACATCCCCACTATGACGAAGCATGCCGGGCTTTTGCGCAGCGTCACAACATGGCGAAGCTGGCCGAGCGAGCGGGTATGAACGTTCAAACGTTACGTAACAAGCTCAACCCGGAACAGCCTCACCAGTTCACGCCGCCTGAATTGTGGCTGCTGACTGACCTGACCGAAGACTCAACCCTCGTTGATGGTTTTCTGGCGCAGATTCATTGCCTGCCATGCGTGCCGGTTAATGAGCTGGCTAAAGACAAATTACAGTCTTACGTCATGCGCGCAATGCGTGAACTCGGCGAGCTGGCAAGCGGTGCGGTCTCTGATGAGCGCCTGACCTCTGCACGTAAGCACAACATGATTGAAAGCGTAAATGCTGGAATTCGCATGTTGTCATTGTCGGCTTTGGCGCTGCATGCGCGGCTTCAGGCTAACCCGGCAATGACAAGCGTTGTAGACACCATGAGCGGTCTCAGTGCCTCATTCGGTCTGATGTGAGGTGCTTATGTTGAATACTGAACCATCATTCGCGTCTTTGCTTAAAAAGCAAAGTCCTAGCATGCACTATGGCCACGGCTGGATCGCAGGTAAGGACGGCAAGCGCTGGCACCCGAGCAGCTCACAGGCTGATTTACTGGCTGGTCTCTCCACTCAAAAGCAGGGGGAATCATGGCTATCGAAGCTGTTTCTGCGACTGTTCCGCTAAAAGCGGGTGAACGTCTGGCCGGTCTCAATCATGTGGCTGAATTGCGCGCGAGATATTGGGGCGATAGCTGGAAAGAGGTTGAACGTTTTGTCGATGATATGCGCGATAAACGTGATCCACAATTTGAAGAAAATAATCGGGCGCTGGCCGCTATTTTCTTTCTGGCAAAAATCCCGGCGGCTCGTCATGAGCTCGAATTAAGTGAGCTGACTACTGACGAGAAAAAGGCGCTTATTACAGCGATGAATCATTTTCGTGCAGTGGTGAGTTTATTTCCCAAACGGCTAACCATGCCGAATTAATCCAAACAGAAATTTAATGGCGTAAACCCGCCGGGCTTCTTATTGCCCGAAATCAGGAGAATAAATTATGCGTAATACCGTAACCCGTAGTTTTAATACAGATAGCGATGCGCTGGCCGTATTGCTGACCGATGCAAAAAAAGAAGAACGTAAAGACCGCGCGCTCGCTGTTTCAATCCGTCTTGAGGCACTGGCGATACATATCACCAAAGAGGGGATGACTGGTACCGAAGCCGCCGAACTGCTGCGCCGTGAAGCCACTCGCTTTGAGAATGAATCACAGGAGCTGCACTAATGGCCGACGCAATGGATTTAGCACAACTGCGCGAGCAGGAAGACCGCGAACGCCACATCAGCAACGCGCGCAGCCGTATCGCTGCACCTTCCCGTTTTCTCTGCGAAGAATGTGACGCACCTACCCCGGAAGCTCGCCGCATTGCGATTCCGGGGGTGGCCTTTTGCGTGACCTGTCAGGAGGTCACCGAATTGAAATCTAAACATTATCGGGGGGTATGACTTGGCGGTTCAATTCGCTTACCCGTGGAATGCTCCACGGTCGGCAATAGCCAGCCCATATCTTACCTATGACCAACAGCATCGCCGCGACCGTATGTTCGCGGCTTTGCTGCATGCGAGAAAAGTGCTTTCTCTCCAGCCTGAGTGTGTGCGTTTTGATGTTTATCGAACCGCTACGGTGCTGGAGCAAAATCAGGACAGTCAACGAGCTAATGCCTTTTTAATCAGCTTTTGTAAAAAGGCATTACCGCGTCTTGAACTGGTCGCAAAAAAATACGAGTGCGTTGGCATCAACAGCAATGTATCAACCGCTGTTTTCGGCGGTCATCTTGATACCCGGCTTATGCAATATCTGGCATCACGCATGGTCAATATGGTCGCTAGATTTAACCGACTCCCGGACATGTCCCGCGCCGATATTGACTTACTGGCCTCTGATATCGCTAATTTCATCCGGTCAGAGCTGGCCGACATTGATGACACCGGATTAAGTGAACTCAAAACGCTGTACACGTGGTACATGCAAGCTGGGATTATTTCCCTGCAATTCAATGTTACCCCGCCACATTGGGAGCGGGTGACAAAGAAATATGTCGGCGAGGACGAAATAGCCCCGGCTATCACCCGCATGTTTAACGATGTGTGGTGGCGTGGTCGTCTGCGGCGCATTGCGGCTGCATGGCGCGAACATCTGCACATTGCCGTCGGCAATGTCAGCAAAAAAAGATACGCATACGCGAGTAAAAACTGCGTGACTGACTGGCGCGAGCAGAAGCGCCGCACGCGTGAATTTCTCAAGGGGCTGGATCTCGAAGACGAAGACGGCAACCGCATCAGCCTGATTGAAAAATACGACGGTTCGGTCGCTAACCCTGCGATACGCCGCTGCGAACTGATGACCCGCATCCGTGGGTTTGAAAATATCTGCAATGAGCTTGGATACGTCGGGGAGTTTTACACCCTGACTGCACCGTCTAAATATCACGCCACGACTAAAGCGGGATACCGTAACAGCAAATGGAACGGTGCCAACCCGTCGGACACGCAAAGCTATCTCACTGGCCTTTGGGCGCGTATTCGCGCCAAGCTGCACCGGGAAGAAATCCGCATTTTCGGCATACGTGTTGCCGAGCCTCATCACGACGGAACGCCGCACTGGCACATGCTTATGTTCATGTTGCCGGAAGATGTCGAGCGCGTGCGTCTCATCATCCGTGATTATGCGTGGGAGGAAGACCACCACGAACTGAGAAGCGATAAAGCCAAAAAAGCGCGCTTTCATGCCGAGGCCATTGACCCGGAAAAGGGCAGCGCTACCGGCTATGTTGCTAAATATATTTCCAAAAACATCGACGGCTATGCTCTTGATGGTGAAACCGATGACGAAAGCGGTGAACTGCTGAAAGAGACAGCCCCCGCCGTTTCAGCATGGGCGGCACGCTGGCACATCCGTCAGTTTCAGTTTATCGGCGGCGCGCCGGTGACAGTCTACCGTGAGTTGCGTCGTCTCGCTGACACCGAGACTGCACATGGTCTAAGCGTTGAGTTTGCAGCCGTCCATGATGCCGCTGACGCAGGTGACTGGGCTGGTTATGTTAATGCGCAGGGTGGGCCGTTTGTGCGTCGCGATGATTTGCAGGTGCGCACACTGTATGAACCACGCGCCGAGTTTAATCAGTATGGCGAGGAAACCGTCTGCATCCGTGGCGTTTACGACTCTGTTGTCGGCGCTGGCACCCCGATTTTAACCCGGTTAACGCAGTGGAAAATTGTGCCGAAGCGTGCCGTTGATTTGGCCGTTGACGTTAAGGGCGCTCCTGCGCCCTCTCGGAGTTCTGTCAATAACTGTACGGGAAGCGAAAGCGATCCGCCGGGGCTGGATTTATCCAAACCGTTGAGTCGAAGTGAAAAGCGGAAGCTAACGGCCAGACTCAGGGATAAAAAACGGGTCACCAGACAGGGGTTTATCCATGGAACGGATAAACAAAGCGCGGCAATTGACAGAACAATAGACGAGATTCAGCTCACGACCGGCGAAGCCATCAGCCGGGGTGAGGCCCTACACCTGATTGCAGGTGGAAAAAGCTGCATAAATGGCAAATGGTGCCGTGGTTCTGCAACTGGTGAAATTTTCCCTGCAGCACCGTCACACCAGGTGCAGGCCAGACAAATCCTAAATCGAGTCGCGGGGTTAGCGTCAGTTACTAAGTTGAGACTGTAGCTAATTCATATCCATATCATGCACATACGACCTTTTGTGGCGTAACTTTTTCTTTCATATTTTTATCGATACATTATACTGTATATTTATACAGCATCCCGTATTGGAGGTTGTGTGGATAGAGAGTTAAACGAGCAAGTCATGATTGAACGGGTCGAGATGATTGCGCGTCTGACGACAGAGGGTGTTTGTCAGGAAAGAGATCGTGAAATTGCTTTGAATTTAATTGCGGAAATTGCGAGAGGGAACTTGATGAAAAACAAATCTTTTTCAGTTGTTTTCGCCCCAGCTCCTGTTGAACAAAGATTAAAAAAAGGGGGCGAAGTGAAGGTTAACATCATGTTGGATAAAGACCAAAAAATTGGGCAACAAGTTGTTGATGCTTTTCAGTGCGAATTGACCCGACGGGTGCAATCAATTTTCCCATCAACGCGAGTGACGGTAAAAAAAGGGTCAATTACAGGCGTAGAGCTGGTTGGGTTCGACCAGGAGTCAGACCGTGAAGCATTGAACGGTATCCTTCAGGAAGTATGGGAGGATGAGAGCTGGCGTTAGTTCCTGAAAAATGTACAACCATCGACCCCGTGTTTGATAGTATGGGGTTGTTTTGTATGGGGATTACACATAAAGGAAATTCATGAGGAGGGTTTTTCATGTTGAGTATTATGGCTATAGATGTCAAAAAATATCTTGAGATGTTTGATAAAAAGAGAACGCCAAGTCATACAATTAGTTTAATGTTTGATAAAGCAATACATTATGATATGTATTCAATTTATATTAAAGATGAAAATGGTGATGATTATCTTTTTGATAGATACGTTAACGGCGAAATAAGAGCAAGGAAATGGGATCCGGAAAATGGCATTTTTCAAATTGACTCTATTCTCATGCCTGAGCAACTTAACTCAAATTCATTTTCAGGAATTTATTATTATCACGCGCATGAATTAAAGTTTACCTCCTTAAATGATTTAAGTTTTTTTAAGGTTTTCAAATTCAAAAGAAATGCTGATTATGAAAACAAAAAGCTGAGTCGTGAAAAATTCCTGTATCGTCAGCGTAAGCAAGAGATTACTGATGCTATGACTGTTTTAACATCTGTTGTCAGGATTTATCGTGAGCAGCAGGGAGATAGACCATTCAGCGAGATACTTATAATGACTGACGTTGCAGGGAAATTATGGGTTTATCATGATAATCAGGCAAGACTTAGAAAAGAGCTTGGTCTCTGCCTTGATTCGCTAGTAGAAAATGGCGACCTTTCAAAGACCCCAGAAGGGTATAAACCTACCGGAAAAGCAGTTAATACCCTTGCTAACTTCAATAAAACCGAACAACGTTACAAAGAGAATATACGCAGCCAACAAATTATGATATTGGCAACTTGTTTTGCAGCTGTCGGAGGTGTAGGAAGCATGATTGCCGCTTTTCTTGGACTGATAAAATGA